GATGCAGCGTCTGCTTTCGGACGTTGAGCAGGGGCGCTGGGACGGAGTCCTGGTCATGGAACTGGAACGTCTTGCACGAGGCGACAGCATAGATCAGGGTATCGTGGCTCAGACCTTCCGCATCACAGGCACGCTGATAATCACGCCAAACAAGGTGTATAACCCGCTGAACGAGTTCGACGAAGAATACTTTGAGTTCGGGCTGTTTATGAGCAGGCGCGAGTACAAGACCATCAATCGCCGCTTGCAGGCAGGGCGTATAGCCAGTGTCAAAGAAGGGAACTACATAGGCTCGGCTGCGCCTTTCGGGTATAACAAGGTGCGGCTTGATAACGGCAAGGGCTTTACGCTGGAAGAGAACGACGAAAGCCCATACGTAAAGATGATCTTCGACTGGTACGTTAACAGTGGTATGACTGCGGGCAAGATCGCCGAGAAGCTCACTCTGATGGGTGTAACACCGAAGAAAGGCGGAAGCCATTTCCCGACCGAGAGTGTCAAAGACATACTCCGCAACAGGCTCTACACGGGTAAGATCACATGGAACTGGAGACCTGTCAAGAAGACAGTCGAGCATGGCATGGTAAAAAGGTCACGTCCCCGAAATGACGAATCTGATATGATAATAGTCGATGGTCTGCATCCTGCACTTATCTCCGAAGAACTATATGAAGCAGCACAGGAACGAACGGGTTTGAATCCGCGCGTAGCTGTATCGAGGGAGCTTGTGAATCCGTTCGCGCACGTAATGGTCTGCAAAGGATGCGGAAATGCCATTATCCGCAAGCCAAGCAAGAAAAATCCCGACTATCTGATATGCCCCAATAAATACTGCGGAGTATCATCGGCACCGTTTGACATTGTCGAAAAACAAGTGCTTGAACGTCTTGCGGAGATCTGCGGAAAGCTGAAACTCCAAAGTGATAAAGCCAACAAGTCCCAAGATGCCCCGAACACTTTACAGATCGACAAGATAGAGAAGGAGCTTACCAAGCTGAAAGACCAGCAGAACAAGCTGTACGATCTTCTGGAGCAGGGAATATACTCGCAGGAAATCTTCCTTGAACGTCAGCAGGTCCTGAACGAAAAGCGCAGTTCCATGCAGAAAGAACTCGTGGAGCTTCGCGGCAAGATACCTGTTCCTGTGGACTATACCGGTATCATAGCTTCGATCGAGAAGCTGCTTTCAGAGTATGCAACGCTGAGCGCAGCCGAGAAGAATTCACTGCTGTGCAGCTGTGTGAGGAAGATCACCTACTACCGCGATAAATCGAACAGATATGACCAAAAGCCCGTATCCATGGAGATCGAGCTTAAAGTTTAAAATCTGCTTTGCAGCATCGGGGTGCAAACGAACTTGCACCACGAACATACAAGTAAAAACAGAAATAAGCCGCCCGAGTTTTACCCGGGCGGCTTTAATTTACGTTACTAAGCTGTCATAAGTTTACTTGATGGGCTTTATCCCCTTGACATGAGCCGCCAGCAGAGCCACATCAGCGACATTCACCTTGCCGTCGCCGTTGAGGTCGCCTTTGGGGGCGGCGGGAGCGGCGGGCTTTTCAGTACTTTTGGGCTTGGTGTAGCCGTTAAAGCCTCCTTTTTTGATGAGCGCGGGGTAGTCCACATAGCACTCGTCCATGTCAACATCGCCCGAAATGCCGCCTACACGCCCCTCAGAACTGTACTGCCACATACCGTAAGAGCCGCCGTAATTGCACTTAGAGCCGTATTCAGCCACCCAGAGGGCATATCTGCCCGCGACTTCTGCCGTGATGTAGTTCTGAAGCGGTGAGCGGCTGATGTACAGCCCCGCGAAATACCCCGCCTTTTCCATCTCACCGCAGAAAGCTGTCACCAGCGCCGAACAGAACGCCTTTCCGCGCGAGAACTGCGACTGCTCTTCGAGGTCGAAGTATATCGGATACTCAAACTGCTTGCCCCTGATGACTTCCATGCAGACCGCCGCCTCTGTGCGGGCATCGGCTTCGCTCTGAGCGTAGCTGTACCAGTACACGCCCACATTCAGACCCGCCGACTTGGCTTTGCGGTAGTTATCTTCGAAAGTGGGGTCTTTCTGGCTGATATACCTGCCGTACCCCGCGCGGAGTATCACAAAGTCGATACCCACCGCTTTAACCTTGCCAAAATCTATATTTCCCTGCCACTGGGAAACGTCTATGCCTTTAATGTTCATAAAATCACTGTCCTTTCAAAATTTCTATGTTTGGTTTCATAGCTTACCCTCTGATAATATAAAACCAAGCTCTCTTTGATGGTTAATCAATGTTAGGTTCGGTTTCTTCTGTAACGATGGGAATATCAGTTTCCTCATAAGTCCACTTGCATGGAAATCTGTCAACAGCATCTTCATAAAGTCTGCCGGTTTCTATCTGGCGTATCATCATGCCCTCATCGCTGTAATGTCTTATGCGCTTTGGTGTGACCATCTCAGTCTGTAACATGGTTTACCTCCTTAATATTCGACGTAGGTGTATACGTCAGGGTCGGGGTAGTTCGTTGCATCTTCATAGGCTTCCAGATATCCAGCTGGAATATAGATTATACAGTCTGTAGGTACAGATGCCCACGCATTAGAATTTGAAACTGTTGGAGGAGTAGCCGATGCGAATTTTATAAAACCTAAGCCGTAGCAGTACTGAAAAGCAGAGCTACCTATACTCGTAACACCGTCCGGTATGGTTACTGATGCAAGACTATAGCAGTTGTTGAAAGCAGAGCTACCTATACTCGTAACACCGTCCGGTATGGTTACTGATGCAAGACTATAGCAGTTGTTGAAAGCAGAGCTACTTATACTCGTAACACCGTCCGGTATGGTTACTGATGCAAGACTATAGCAGTGCTGAAAAGCAGAGCTACCTATACTCGTAACACCGTCCGGTATGGTTACTGATGCAAGACTATAGCAGTACTGAAAAGCAGAGCTACCTATACTCGTAACACCGTCCGGTATGGTTACTGATGCAAGACTACGGCAGTCGTTGAAAGCAGAGCTACCTATACTCGTAACACCGTCCGGTATTTCGACTTTCTGTATAGCATTCAGATATACTCGTCTATCATCCGCATTATCAGTCTGAGACTTGCACAAGACAGTGCTGGAACTATTTCTTTGTCCAAAACCTAAAGCGCTACCACTGCTCGGGAGCACGCTAATAACATAGTCACCGCCTGCTGCATACGTATGCCCGAGATATACAAGCGTGGATGTAGACGAACCAGTCATCGTTTCAGTTGCGGAACCGTCACCCCAGTCAACGGTCAGCGTGCCGTTCGGACAAAGTCCAAGAACCGGCGAAAGCCGTCCTTCTTCCAGATGAATATAAAGTCTCAGTGCTCCATTATCAGTGTTATACATCTGACCGATATTGAGCTTGCCGTACTTAGCGACATAATCCTTAGCATCGGCAAGTGACCAGTTCCAGCCCTGAGCAGTAAGTCCTTCGTGCGTGGGATTATCGGGTAGCGCAGACAATGCTGCAAAGTCAGAAGCAGAGTAGCTGTCGACGATTGTGCCGTCATAATCGTAGAAGTTTACACCATTGCGTTCTGCGCTTTCTCCGCCACCAGACGGTATAGTCGCAATATCAGCAGGAAATTCTTCAAAACCGTCACCAGATGTCACAGTGCCGCCTTTCGCAGCGATGGCGTTAGCTATGTTAGTTCTTGCCGTCGTAAGTCTCGTAAGATTTTCAGCTATTGTATGCTCAGGCATTTAAAGCACCTCCTCTAACACAGTGTTAATATCACCTATGGTATCTTGTATGTCGGATATGTCGGATGCATTGGTCGCGATTTGTGCTTTCTCAGCCGCTGTAACAAACTTATGAGTTGCGTTTGTATCGTCGACCAAATCGGCGCTAAGAGGGTTCTGGGCTGTTATCTCCGACTGGAGACCGCTGATAATATCGCCTATCGGAATGCTGATGGTCTGCCCGCTTACCAACGTCAGTACCAGTGTCTTGGCAAGCGGGCTATAAGAACCGCCAACCACGGTAGCCTCCAGCGGAATATCAATAGTCTTAGCAGTACCGATAAGGTCACCATCCTTGTTTTTCAGCTGTGTAGTTACAACAAAAGTGCTGCTGTCCATCGATAAGCTAATATCAGTGGCATAGTCAGACGAACCTCCACCGCTTTCCAGTATCGCCCAGAGGAGTGTTTCAATGCGGCTCTGCGGCGGTTCGAGGTTTGCTTCTTCGCCTAAGATGGCTTTGAGCAGTTCTTCGATACGGCTTGTTCCTTCGTAGTCGCTCATGGTGTGTGTACCTCTCTTTCTAAGTCGTCAATTCGGTGATTAGCCACCGCGATTTTTTCTTTGTCAACTTCTGCCTGCTGTTCCAGTTTATACACTCTGTCAATCACGTTGTTGTGCAGAGTGACTTTGTTTTCGAGCTGTTCAAGGCGATAAACTATCAGCCTTTGATTTTCCTCGCGTTCGACCTGTCCCGCCTTACGACCTGTATATGCGATTATCACCTGACATATCACAGCACTGGCGGCAGTTATCATGCCAACTATAATTTCACTTGACATGCCGCCACCTCACATCTTCATATCGTCCAGATAGTTCATCACCGCCGATATGCCCGCCGCCAGTGCAGACACTCCCAGACCAATGAGAGCGCCGCGCAGAGCGCCTTTATCCTGCCAGTCGATAGCTGGCAAAGCCACGCAAGCATAGCCCACAGCGGCTTGTACGAATGTCCTCAGCGCACGTTTTATCCAGTTCTTTTTTATCATGTTGATACCTCCGTTTCGCTTAGTTCATCGTGTGACTTACTCCCGAAAAACGCCTGTTTGTCAAGCGGGACAGCATGTAAAAGATAGTTATTGCCACTCGCGGTAATATAGTTATCACGCTGTTCGGTGTGCATGACCCACTCGTCGTTATCGGTTTTCTCCCATACCTCCACTGTCCACGTACAGTGGTAGTACACCATCGAATATCTTGTATACATCGGCTCGCCCGTATCAGGGTCGTAAAAGGCATTAAGGTTCGCATAAGTATTCGTGCTGTGGTCAACCGACACAGCCTTTTGGAACGAGCATAGCGCCTCGACTGAGTTAAGCGAGATAGCTCTCTGCATAGCAGAATATCCAACTTCCACCCAGCCTGACCCGTCAGCGCCTGTCGCCCTCAATTTCCACCCTGAGATGTAGCGCGTGCTGTCGGTTGGCGGCGGGATAGCCGTACTTTCGTTTGTGTTATACTCTATCCTGAGAACGGTGGGGCTGACAGTCCATACGGTATTACTTGTAGACACGAGCACCAGCATTCCTTCGGCGTTTATCCAGTTCGGCACGGAATTCTCAGCCGCCGCAGTTGTCATGTCGCACGGATATGAGCCATCCGCAGAACTGTAACTGTGATTGTATGTGATGTCTTTCGCAGGTACTCGGTGTAAAAGCGGAAACGCCGCTCTGTCTATTTTGATTTTAGTTTCCATTGTTTTCCTCCTGCGGTTCAGAGCGCTTAGTCATACCCATTGCAAAATCCAACTCTGCCTGCGATTTAAAGGGCATGTAGCTTCCTCCTGCATCGCCCGCGCCTGACAAGTTAGTTGCGCTTGCGATATAACTTCCTCTTATCCATTCTCCGTAAGCAATGATAGGCATGGCGTTGACTAATGCATAACCGTATGGCGCTGGATACCCATTGGGCGTGGTCGGACCATCGGATATAGCTGTTACTATCGGCAGCACAAAAAAGTTATCGGCAAGTTGGTCAAGCTGGTTACTACCGTTGTGATAAGCCATGCCAAGCCCCGTGTTTCTGTAAACCCACGTATCGTTATTTACCACCGCCGCCTTTTCTTCTGCGGTCAGGTCGTCGTAGAATTTTAGCTCAGTTATCGTGCTCCCCACGTTAAGAGTCCATCTTGACGAATACGGCTGTATACTTTGCTGTACGTAAAGTGAGGAGTTTCGATAATTCATCACTGCCTGAACCGTTGATGCGGCAAAACTCCAGTAGCGTACCCATGTGGGGTCGCCGCTTCTCGGATACGACATCAGCGTGTGGTCAGGTTCTGTCATACTGCTGAATGACGATGCGGAGAAAAATTCCTTATTGTCTATCACCGCTTGAAATATCTCCGCGCTTCCGTCAAGCTGACACGGATATGTACTTGTGGAGACATTACCCGCTCCGAAATAGCACAGCATTCCCTGTAACACGATAAACGCAGGCTTAGCGCCATAGTAAATTTTTGTGGTCGGCGATATTTCCACCATCTCTTCTTCGGTGATAACAAAACTATCAAAGTTGTCACCGTTAAGTATCGCCGCTGTCTCAACGTTCCATATGTCCCCGCCGCCCTCACCCGATCTGAGCGGGTCGGCTTCGCCGTTGGCAACAGCTATCCAGCCCGCAGACGGCAAAGTAAGGTACGCGACTTTCACGCCCTGCCCCACCGTCAGTTTTTCACTTGTCTTGTTGAGTATCTTCCTGATGACCGTGCCGTTGGCGAGCAGTCTCACATCTGCCCGCACGATTATGTCATGTTCGTTCTTGTACACCGCAAGGACTTCCGCAGGCGCATACCTGATGCTGTCCTGCGCGGTCATCTTCTGTTCGATGCGCCTGTCGATAAGGTCAAGCAGTTTGCTCATGTTACACCTCCAGAGGTAAAAAGTTTATATTACAGCACTCAACTTTCATCAGCCTTGTGCTGAGGTCGGCAGACAGCCCCGTTATGAGCCGTTCTTCGCCGTGAACATCTATCACCATACCCGTGTCAAAGTGCGGTATAAACGCCGCTGTGAACGTTTCTGAGCATATCAGCGCAGTGTTCTGACACAGCAGATACTTTCCGTACTGCCTGCACTTTTCTTCGGCTGACTGCCTTGTGCTGTCACCGACAGAAATGCTCACCGCGCCGCTTTCGGGGTAATGTTCACCGATGTTCTGCACGCACAGAGGGCTTTCGGGGTTCTCGTTTCTCACCGTCACCGATGCTGTTTCGCCGTCTGTGTTGTCGCTCACGACTGTCACCACGTTTACTGCCCGCAGGTCGGTGGAACGGCGCACGCTCTCGGCTATGTTCACATCGCCCTCACCGAACACCCACGCACAGCCCTGATGCACGTACCACCAGGGACGGTCAATGACCGCCTTTTTGCGGAAGTTCAGCACGCCGCATCGGTCGTAATAGCAGTCAGCGCCGTACATCTCGGCAAGCGTTGTTATCACCTGTCCGTAGTACTGCCCCGCATCAAGGGATATGTCGGCATACAGCTTTGTCGTTTCAAAAATCGGGTCTATTATGGGAGCTATGGGGTCTATGGGCAGTCTGCCGAAGTTCAGCGCCAGCGTCTCGCGGATAAGATCGGCAACGTATATGTCACCGCCCGCGATGTCGGTGGAGAAGGCATTGACACACCTGCCGATATTCAGCTCACCGTTCAGCGCCCCGAACTTGTCAACGCCCGAGATCGTCAGCAGATGTTCCTGCTCGTCAGCGTGAGTGCTGTAAAATACACCGCCCGCGATCCAGTACATGTCACCGCCCGCCTGCAAGCCGTTCCACAGCCTGAACTTTCTGCCGAACCAGAACATGCTGTCTTTCGACGGCGAGAACCTGCCGCCCTCGTCTGCCACTGTCAGCGATATGCTTCGGCGGACTTCATTCCCGTCCCCGACTGTGAGCTGTGCGGGTGTGCCTGTCAGCAGTTCTGCCCGCAGTTCGCCCAGCGCATTTTCCCAGTGGTCGAGGGGCTGTATCATAGCGGCGTACACTGCCGATCTGTCTTTCAGTGCCGCGAGGTACGCCGCATTAATCACGTTATAGTAAGTCACCGTATCACCGCACTTTCAGCGTCATCTACCTCAGCCCAGCTGTATGTGATCCGCGTTATGCCAAGCTCTGCGAGGGCTGTGCCGTACTGCCGCGACGGGTCGCCCGTTATGGCGACTATCTTCACATCGCCGTTTTCGGTCTTTAGCAGGAACGGTCCTGCCTGCGCGATGAACTCAGCCCATCGCGCAATATCGTAAGCGGAGGCTTCCTGCTCTGTCACACTGCCGAGAAGCGCCGTGAAACTGCCCTGCTCGTAGCGGTCAGTGCCATGTATGTACTTCGGGAAGCGCCCCTCAGTGCCGTATACCGCACTGCCCGTCACGGTCTCGATGGCTGATGGGTTTACATCGCAAGAGAACTCCCATGCGTTGCCGTCTGTGCGGTATGACTTGTAACCTGTGCCGATGAGGTGCTGTAAGCTCCATGTGCGGCGCTTCACCGTCACGCTGTCCGACAGCCCGTAGTGCAGACCGCCCTCGCTGTCAACTGCGCAGACGATGTAGCGGTACGTGGTGCGGTGTCCCGCCTTAGCATCGTGTACGGTATACGTGGTCACGCCCGATACTTCGGCGGAAACATCGGTCTCCCCGATATAGGTCAGCTTTCCCATGACATATATATCTTCGCCGCTGTCGTGGTCGCTCTGACGCATGTTCTGTTCGCGCCAGACAAATACGTGTCCGCCCGCACTCAGCCTCTGCACACTTACAGTGCTTTCCGATGCAGTAACTGCAAGATAGTTTTCGCAGGAGAGCCGCAGTTCGGCTTTTGCCTGCGCCGTCTGACCGTCCTGCGTGGTTATCTCGCAGTACATATCGCACCTTGCGGGCGCTTGCGATGCGCCGTCACTTGCAAGCAGTGGGAGAACTGCACTGATATTTTGCGTGTACTGTGTTTCCCCACCGACTGTGAAGCGGTATGCATCAAAGTACTGACTCGCATATTCGCCCCACAGCTTACAGCTTTGCAGTGCCGCACCTTCTGCCTGCGTGTACGTGCCTGTCACTTCTATGCCGTCTGCGGTGATGTTTGCTGTGAGCGTCACCACAGGTGCTGTGCGGGCGTAAAACACGAACGTATCGCATACAAGATAGTTGGTCACAAGGCTGTATCTCTCGCCCTGTGCGGTCGTTCTCGGCGCGTAGGAAGAACCGTTTATGTCTGCACGTTCAACAGCCGCAAGACCTGTCTGCGGGTCGTATGAGCGTATCAGCAGGTCACGGTCGCCGAGCCTCAGCACACACCCGCCGATCAGCCTGCCGCCGCCCTCCGCAGGGGTGCGTATAAATCCGATGTCCTTGTCGATATAGACCTGTGAGGCGTTGGCGCTGTCTGCCTGCAATCTGCCGCCGCCCATGAACACATCATATTTCCCCGGACTTGCATCGCTCTCAGCCGCGTTTATCTTCGACTGGAAGATGGTGGGCGTACACATGTAGTCATGCCCTGCCGTAAATCCCGAAAGCGACATCGTGACAGTGCCGCCGCGCTCTTTGATGGCCTCCCAGCCATTTCCCAGATAGGAAGTCCGTGCGGCGGCAGTGTTCATATCGCGCCAGTTAAACTCCACCCGCGAAAGACCGTCACTGTTAACGGTGAACTGCAAGCCCTCTTGCGAGGTGTCAACAGCTCTGCCGTCAATGCTGACATTTGTTATGGTTTTCATCGTGCTTCTCACTTATAGACCTCCTGTCTGCCGCGCGGCGTTCTCTTCGTCAAGCACCTGTTCAAAGACTTTTCGCACCGTGTCCTCCAGCGTGCCTTTCAGCTTCGGCAGAGTGGTTTCGTCCACACTGCCCGCGATGGTTATGTGTATATCGCCGCCGTTGTAGGTGATGTTTCGGGTGCTGTTGTTCGTGGTGGTCGTTCCCCCGCCTATTGACGGCAAGCGCAGTCCCGAAAGGTCGGGGAGCATGTCGCGTATGTTCGCAAGCCCTATGGACTGCAAGCGTTCAGCAAGGCTCTCACCGTTGAAACGGGCGTTTTTAAGCAGTGTTTCGGCAAGGCTGTAATTCTTGTCGGCGAGGGTCTGCCGCGCCTTGTCGATGGCGGCTGTGTTGACCTCAGCATGATAGCCTGCCGCCGAACTGTAAACGCTGACCTGCTGTTTCTGCGCATTGTTCAGCGCGTCCTCAGCTTCCCTGACCGCTCTCAGCTGATCTTCCAGTTTCTTAGCGTTGGAGAGTTCATCTTCCTGCGCCTTTTTAAGCCCCTCGTAGACCTTGCTTTCTGCCGAAAGGTACTCTTCCCGCAGTTCACCGATGCCCGCATAGTAACGCCTTGCAACGTCCATCAGACCGTTGTAGTAGTCCTCAGCCGAGATAAGCCCCATCTTGTAGTCATGTTCAAGCTGTGCCTGCTCAGACTTTGCGGCTTCTTTGCGGCGTTTGAGTTCTTCTTCGTAGGGGTCGGCTCTGCTCGCGGAAGACGATGAACCGCCGTCCTCATAAGACGATGTACCGCCGCCCGATGATGATGACGAACCGAAATAGATATGACCTTCCCTTATCTCCTGCTCGATGGCGCGGTATGCTGACAGGAGTTCCTGCGCTTCCCCATACTGGCTGTATAATGCCGAACGCTGTTTCTGCCATTCGTCAGTATCCATGTCTGCGGGCTTTATCATCAGCTTTGACAGCTGGCTTTCCAGTTCCGCTATCTCCAGCTGTTTCGCCTGCACTGTTGTCTGTGCCCGCGCTTCTGTCAGTCTGCGCACCGCATCAGCCTCGATGATATACCCGTCAGCCGTTTCGCGGATCTCCCCCGCCAGCTGAGGGTATTTGTCGATAAGGTCAAGTATCTGCGATGTGCTGTAAGCTGTGCCTTTTTGCACGTTTTCAAGCACACCCAACAGGTCTTTCAGTTCTGACTTGTATGCGGCAGTGGCAGACTTGGCAGAATCGTATGCTTTTTTCAGGTCGTCGGCGGAAGTCTTGACTTTTTTTGCGGCGGCGGAAGTCTCGTCCGCGGCATCTTCGGCTTTGCCCCCCGCTTCTTCGGCGGCATCTGCAAAGCCGCCAACAGCTTCTGCCAGTTTTTCGGTGTATTTCTGATGCTCTGCATACTCGTTATTCAGCTCGCCGATCTTACCCGACAGTTCCTCACTGCGCTGTGTCAGTTCTTCATACTCGGCTCTCAGCGGTTCGAGCATATTCTGCGCCTGTATCGTAGTCCTGCCCGCTTCGCCGCCCCATTGGTTTTTACCGAACTTTTCGGCGTTCTCCCATGGGATCATCTGATTTTTGAGTTCATCAAGGCGGCTCTGCACCTTTGACTGCTCAAATTCAGCACTGAAAAGGTCCGCACCTATCTGTGTCATGCTTTCTTCCGATGCTTTGAGCAGATAGTATTCTTTGGTTTTCTTTATCAGGTCATCAACAGTATCGTACTGCTCGCTGAGTTTCCCGTTTTCCTCGTCCAGGGCGAGATTTAAGTTCGGTATGGCACTGTTCAGCTCGTCCACATAGTCTTTCAGCAGTTTCTTCTGCGCCGCCGAAAGGTTTTCCTGCTCTGCCAGCGCGAAAGTCGTCTGCGCCAGCTTTTCGTAAGCACCGTACTGCTTTTCAACGTCATCGACAGCCTTTTTGCGGGTCTCTGCGTTTCTTTCAAGGGCGGCTGTCAGGTCATCGGCAGAAGCTACCGCATCAGCCGTTTCAGCCGAAAACGTCCTCTGTGCGGCTGAGGTGTCTTCCAGCGACATCTTGTACTTTACGACCGCCCCCGCCGCCAGCCCGAATACCGAAGCCGCAAGATAGATGGGGTCAGCCGCACGGACGGCATTAAGCGCCCCCTGCGCCGCCTCCTGCTCACGAATGGCGGCTGTCAGCGCCTTCACGCCCCTGACAAGTCTTGCGGCAGCTTCTATGACCGCCTGCGACTTCGCCTGAACGGTCACAGCCGTATAAACTGCAAGAATATCATCGGCATAGTCCATTATCTTTGCCAAAAAACTTATTATCGCCGGCAGTATCCTCGCCGCGTTGTCCAGACCGTGTTCCACGAATTCGGACAGGCTTTCGGCGAAGTCCTCAAAGACTTTTCTCAGTTTCCCCGCCTTCACGCTGTCAGTCAGTCCGCCGATAAATTCAGTGCCTTCCTGTGCGGCTTTTCTCAGGGCGGGGCTGAGCCTTTCAGACACTGCTATCTGCAAGCTCTCCACAGCTGACTTTAAGATAGTAACATCGCCTGTCAGGTTGTCACCCATCGTCTGCGCCATCTGAGTTGCCGCGCCCTGCGAATTCTCAATTTCTTCCCTCAGCGCCTGCATAGAACCTTTCGTGCCGTTCAGCAGAGCGTTGATAGATGAAAGATCGCGCACGTTGAACAGATCACCGAAAGTCGCTATAAGTTCGCCCGACTGCATACTGCTCGTGGCTTCCGAAAGGTCGGTCATTATATCGCAGAGGTCGCGCACCTTGCCCGTGCTGTCAACAACTTCAACGCCCATATCATGCAGACTTGACTGCACATCGGTCTTTACCAGCGAAAGAAGTATGTTGCGCAGATGCGTGCCCGCCTCAGATGCCGCAACGCCCGCATTTGCCAGCATGCCCAGTTCGGTGAACATGGTTTCCATCGACTGCCCCGCCATATCTATCGTGCCGCCGACAGTCTTTATCGCTTCACCCAGTTCGGCTATGTTCGTGTTGGACTTCTGACCTGTTCTCGCCATCTCGTCCAGCAGTTTGTCAAGTTCTTCTTCGGACAATTGCAGGCTCGCCATTGACTGTGTGACTATCTTTGCCGCGTTTGCCAGGTCAAGTCCGCCCGCTTTTGCCAGCGCCAGCGTTTTCGGCAGACGCGCGACAGCTTCATCTGCGGTGTATCCCGCCTGCGCGAGGCTGTTGAGCGCCGAAGCCGCCTGCGCTGCCGAGTAGCTGGTGCTTTCGCCCATTTCCTTTGCGGCGGCGGACAGCTTGGCATACTCTTCACTGCCCGCGCTTGTCTGCAAAGTAGCCGCCACCTGCGACATGCCGCTTTCAAATCCTGCCCCGACTTTTGCCGAAGAAGCAGTAAAGGCGAGCATCGCCAGCTCGCCTTTTTTGATAATATCCACCATGCCCGAAAGCTCGTTTTTAAGGTCGCTGACAGCCCGTTTCATATCGGCGGTGAGGGCTTCTGCGGTGCGCTTTACTTCACCGTTCAGGCTTTTCAGCTGTGCTTCGGTTTTGGCAAGCTCCCGCTGAAAGTCCCTGTATGTGCCGCCGTCTATCTCACCGTTTTTATATGCGTTTTCGACTTCTTTCTGTGCCGAGCGCATCAGCTTCAGCTTTTCTTCGGTCTCACCTATCTTTTGCCGCAGGAGTTCAAACTTCTGCCCCACGAGCGCCGCGTTTGTCGGGTCGAGTTTCAGCCCCTTGTTCACCTGCGTCAGTTCGCTGTCAAGCCCTTTCAGCGTCTTGTCCATCTGCCCGACAGCTTCATTGAATTTGCCCGTTTTTCCCTGAAATTCAATATCTACGGTAATTCCCTTATAACCTGACTTTGCCAATCACATCACCTCTCCCCGAAAAAATCAGCCGCGCCGACATACTCGCCGTCGCCGCCATAACGCATTTCTGCGTATTTTTCTATGGTGTCAAGCACCATGCTCAGCGGCAGAGCATTCAGTTCCCCCATACCCATGCCGCACAGCGCCGCACTTGCGATGAGCGCTTCGGACGAGAACTCTTCACCGCCCTCGTCACTGCTTTCACCCAGCGAGAGCAAAAACAATTTCTGAGAGGTCACAAGGGCTTTTTCAAGCTCCTTCGCCTTGAACATGGCTGTCCACTCGTCGGGCGTTGGGAGCTTTTCCTTTACCGCTCTTGCCATCGCCCACAGCAGCCGACAGCCCACTGTGAGCGCACTTTTGTCATCGAGTATCTCAGCGCAGTCCTCTGTGTATTCTCTGCCGAACTGTGCCTTGTATATCACCAGTGCCCCCGCCGATGCGCGTATTTTAAAGGGTTTCCCACCCACCGTTATAGTGCGTTCCATGTTTTTCCTCCTGTTTTTGGGTATAAAAAAACCGCCTAACTGAGTTAAGCGGTCATATCCATTTCAAGGATAGCGTTTATAGTTCTCAATATCCTGTTCATATCTGCCCTTTCAGCCCGAACCAGCTGTCGAACATCGGCGCATTGTCCTCACGGGCAAGCTGTCTGCCATATGCACCGTCACGGCGCGGGTCGGGGTTGGCTGTCAGTTCCAGTTTTCGGGTGTCTGCCGAAAGCGTTTCCCCCAATGTCTGCACATCGAAAGACGGCGGGCTTACCACGCAGTCATACAGCCAGTGCCGCACAGGTCTGCCGCCGTTTTCCGTTTCGTAGAACAGCGAGATGTGCACATCTCCCGCGATGCCCTCTGTCAGACTGCCATCACCGTTGACCGAAAATCCCAGCACATCAACGAGAAAATCCCGCGTCAGGCTGACTATCTCCAGTGTGTAGCGCCGCTCCTTGTCGCGCGGAGATGATGAATAGCTGTATGCTCTTCCGCCGCTGTCACGCACAACAAAACTTCTGCCTTCGGGGGACGGTCTGCGTGTCAGCCTGACCGCACCGGGCAGTCTGCCGAGCGTAAGCACCCCCGTACTCTGCCGCACCGCGTAATGACAGCCGCTTATGCCCGCCGAATAGTCCCGCTGTTTCATCAGTCGGTCACTGTGATGGTCTTGGACGCGAATACAGTCGGGTCATCAGCAAGTGTACACCTGATAGTTGCCGTACCCGCCGAAACGCCTGTAACAACGCCGTCAGTGTCCACAGTAGCCTTGTCCTCGTCAAGTGAGGTCCATGTGACTGAGCCGCCCGCATCGGCTGTCAGTGTGATAGTTTCGCTCACCGCAACGGTATCCGCTCCGCTTATGGTGATGGTATCCGTGTTGATGACAAATGCTGACGGCTGAGGCACTGCCTTGAAAAAGTCCGCAAATGCAGGGTCGCCCTCGGTGCATACAGATGTTATCTTGCGGTTGCCCTCACGGGGGATAGAATTGATGGAGATGCTGTCATCATCAATGGCGAGGTCGCCGCTCTCGGTGGTGTGGTTGATGGAGGGGAGCTGTGTCAGCTCATTGTGATAGAGTATCCTGCGGCACTTCACGCCCTCCTCCTTGTATTCAAAGCCCACAGCGAACGGCAGAGGGATAGTTTCATCGTCCTCGGTAAAGTCCTTCATAAGGCAGATGACAGTGAAAAATTCGGGCGGCAGGGCAGTGACGGTGATATTGCCCGAATAGCCGTTGTTCTTCTTCTGATTGATGTAGTTAGCGTTGTTGTCAGCCGCAGTCCTTGCAGAAGCGAACTGGTTTTCCAGCTGTACCCTCTCAGCACCCCTCGCCCTGAACCATGCACCGTAAGTGTAGGCAGTCTCATCGGTAGGGTCAGCGTTCAGCTTCTCATAGTCGATATTTGTTATGGGCGCGAAATACAGTTTATCAACGCCCGACTTGAATTTCTTGTTCTTATTTTTCATTTTTATCCTCCTATCTTGAATGGGGGCGAAGCCCCCATACCCCCACGCTCGGACTTTTGCGCCTAAGAAACTTAAAGATTTTTTTGCACCCTTCGGTCGTACCTCCCTACGGGCACAAAAAAACTTTAAAGGCGCAAAAGCTCCTCGCTCTTTGGCATGATTATATTAATTTGTGAATGTTTGTGACTCGCAAAATGCGGGTCGCTCTTTGGCATGATTTTGGGGATTTGTGTTTGTGCTTGCGCGAATTGCGATTAACGCGCAAATCTTTCGACCATGCCAACAATTATGAATTATGAATTATAAATTATAAACCGTCATGTACCACTTCTCGTCTTTCAGCCATTCTCTGCCGTACTTGGTGAAGAATATCTCCTCCTCATCGAACAGCTCTTCCAGCCTTTCTTCGGTGTCATCGTCGCCTTTTACCGTGTAAAGTTCCACACGGTAGCGGGGCTGTCTTATGTGCGCCCTGTTGTCGGCGGGAACAGTGTCGAGATCCTCATCGAGATAGGCTATGAACGGTGGCTTGGGTACGCCCTGTTTGCCGCTCCATTCGTTATAGGTCGTTGGCGCGACCGTTGAAAGTATAGCCGCCAGTTCTTTTCTCTTCATTTGCCATGCCTCCTGAGTATCTCGTCCACTGCCGCCAGCATTTTTGTGCTGACTTCTTCCTGCACAGGTTGAATGTGCTTCCTGCCCTTGACGAACCGCTTTGCACCCTTCCTGAACTCGCGACCCTGCGGCAGTACAACGCGGTGTCCGTTTTCAAGCAGATGTGTCAGGTGCGGTTTGCTTGCGGACAGCACCTGAATACCGCCGCTTATGCCGAACCTTGTTCTGCGCTTTTCCCTGCGTTTCTTCCAGCTGTCACGGTAGTGCTTTGAACTGTCGCCTTTTTTGTGTTCACGGTAAGGCGAAGACTGTTTCAGCTGTTTCTTAGCATCATTCGCCAGCTTGTCGGCGGCTTTGTCTATCTCCTCCATAACATCATCGGAGTACTTGTTAAGCTCCGCTATCAGCCCTGTGAGGTCAGCTTTGAAGTTATTGTACGGCATCTTCATGCACCGCCTTTTTTGCTGATATGATGAGCTTTTCGTGCATCAGCTGAGGGTCATTGATAAACAGTATGTCATAAACTTCACCTTTGAACACTATTCGGTAGTCCTCTTCGTTAAGGTCTGCAAGTGTATGCGAATATCTCACCGTGAAGGTCACATCACTCTCGGTGATCTCCTGCCTTGCCTGCACCTTTTCTGTGCCTGTGAACTGTGATACAGCACAGTGTACGGTTATAAGATCAGTCCACTTTTCTATCTGCTCACATTTTTCATCAGGTGTTACGGTCAGATGCTGAAACGTCAGCTTGTGGCGCATGCGCCCCGGGTCTGTCATTGCCATATCATCACCTCAGCAGATGGTCGTTATACTGGTCAAGGATAATGCTGACGGTGCGGTTCATTTTCATGGCTGAATTTTCCTGCAAACTGCGGTTGTCGTAGTTGTCCCGCACAAGTATCATATATGCCCATGTGATGTCCTCATGCTCGTCTATCGCCCCATCGTCAAGCCCTGTTACGGAGCGTATGAACGCCCTCGCCATCGTCATAGCCCTTTCAATGTGGTTCATATCCTCTTCTTCGGGGTCATCTATGTGGCAGAACTCAGCCAGTTCAGCCGCTGTGACCTCACTTACTTTAGCACTGTAAGGCATGGTTACTTCATCGCCAGCGCCTTGATCTTCTGCGCGTTCTCGATCTTGGAGTCCATCTCAAGATAAGCATAGATGCCCAGCGCGTGCTGTGTTGCGAACTTCTCGCGGAGAATGTTTATCTCCCAGTTCTCGGATACCTTTACCGCCAGACCCGAAAAATCGCCGTAAAGCACAGCCTTTTTGCCTGCTGCCATGTCGGGCATATTGTCTGATACATAGACCTCCCTGCCCAGCAGTGTATAGCCCCACCTTGCGTTGAAGTCCTTGTTCAGCAGGTAATTGCCCTGACCGTCTTTCAGCTTGCGGATAGCCGTCCTTGTCTTTTTGGACATTATCCATACCGCATTGCCCTGATAAGCGTCGGGCACTTCCTCCTGAAGGTCTATCAGCTCATCGGAAGTAACGGCAGTGGAAGATGCCGCTTCAACAGATGCCGCCAGTGTGGAAAGACCTTCTATCTTGTCCTCAGTGCCGTTGAGAAGCTCGTTTTCGACCCACTTGGCGATGTTCTCAGCCATCTTGTTGATAACAAAGCCCACCAGATCGAAATTGGAGTTGTTGAGCAGTGACTTTGACACCAGTGTCAGCACGCCTGCCAGGAAGCCGCCCAGAGTGATGTTCTTGATCTTGCCCGCAGAGCTTTCCAGCTCAACGAACTCCTCAGCGTATGCCATTGTGATGTCGCTCTCGCTGTCATCGTAATAGGGTATGGTGATGTTGCCGCCCATGTTGTAGCGGGTCGCCATAGAGTAGATGGGGCAGATGTTGTACACCTTGTCGATTATCTTCTTGATGATCGTCGTGGGGATAACAGCGCCGTTCTCACCCTTAGTCATGTTGACGGCAGTATCTGCGGGTGCAGGGTCGGGATCATCTCTCAGTTCTGTCACCCTGCCGCGCAGGTAGCTGTCAAAGGCTCTGTACTCCAGCTTTTCGGTGGTATCGCCCTTCTTGTCTGACTTAGGCTGCTGATTGCCTGCGTCCTCGATAGCTCTCATTTCCTCAGAAGCTTTGATAGTAGCATCAAGTGCCTTTATCTCAGCCTTCATGCGCTCGAAGTCTGCCATTTCGTCATTACCGAAGGCTCTTTCTTCCGTGTTAGCCTTGCTGATAAGTGCCTGCATATCAGCGATCAGCTTGTTTCTCTTTTCGATAAGTGCTTTAAGATTCATATATTATTCCTCCCAGTCTTATCAGATCAAGCTCTGCCTGTCTGACGTTTGTGTTGTTTATAGGTTTAGGTGTGAGGTCGCTGACCTCGTTTTCTTCTTCGGTGTGCCTGTACTCATATTCTGTCGCATTGCCGTCCCTGACCTCAACGGACGTGGCAGGATATGCAGGGCGTTTAGTCAGTATGCTGACCTCGACGAGGTCAAGTCCCGAAATACTGCGGGTGTATACACCCTTTTCATCGGGCTCGCTCCATTCGTCACGAGGGCTTGTAAACCCGAAAGACCAGCCTGTGAGCTTATTAGCTCTTGCAGCATTGACTATTTCCATATCGGAAATAGTTGCCTCTGCGTGCAGACCGATGTTGTCCTCACGAAGCTCCACCCTTTCTGCAATCGTTCTGTCATGGTTGAATCGCAGTGCAACGTCGGGGTTACGTTTCAGGCTTTCAGCAAAAGTGCCTGAGCGTATGACCTCAACGAAGTCACCCGGAGCATTTCGGCAGACCCTCTGCGGCAGCACCGCCGAACGACGTTCCACCGCATTGACATAGCCTGACAGGTGTATTTCGTCAGACCTTATCTCTATCTTCACTTTACCACTCCTTTCAAAAGGGTATAAAAAAAGCACCGTGCTTTCGCTTGGTGCTAGTCGTCTATTAATCCACTTGATGTGTGTTCAAGGGCATTGAATTCAGCCATAGCCTCTGTCATGCTGGCGTATGCAACTATTGGCTTGCCATGTTCATCGAGTTTGGCGAACTCTTTCTTTGTGGTGTTGGTGCATTCCCCGAATTTGGCATTCGGGTTATACTTGCACGACGTTTTAGGGCATTTGGTGTTCTTTGTGTGGTCACACAAGTACAGCGGGAACTTGGGACTATCCATTTTATCACCTCACAACAAAGTTCTCCCACTTCTTGTAGGCATCGACATAGGTCTCGTTCTTGTCGCCGTTGTGGGTTATCTCGTAGTACATACCGTCACTTAGTGTAGTTGATACTAAGGCTTTCCAGTTCTGGAGCGCCTTGCACTGCCATACGATATACACATTATCGGGAGAGATGAATGTGTTATCGGTCTTATCAAGGTGGCTGTTTACATAATTTGCGATCGTTTCCTTACAGAGCTGTACAAACTGTACATCTGTCATTATGTTCACCTCTTTTCGGACATAAAAAAACCGCTCATATCAGCGGTTTGATGCCGAGCAGTTCTTCGGTTTCATATTTGATTATATCGGAGGTTGTTTCGTTAGGATTTGCCTTGATATGTGCGAGCAACTTTTCAGCATATCCAACATGATTCTTTGCTGTCATTATTCCGCCCTCAACAAAATCATCATAGCTGTCAGAAACATCTTCTAAGCATTCTCTTAATTCTTTCAAAAGTTTCTCGTCCATATCTATCAGCCTTTCTCAACATGATAAATGTTATAATCTCCGATGCCCCTGTTTTCAAAGTAATATGTTTTATTAGTGAACTTCAATCTGCACATTTCCTTTCCCTCATATTTTGAGTTCCAGTTTCTGCCTATCTCGTCCATTACGTTAGCATATTCTTTCTTAGGTAGCTTAATAGTGGGGTATTTAAACGGTTTCCCGTTTGAATCAAGTCTAACATCTTTTAACTCATTTGTCAAGTCACTTTTGCCTGTGCCTGTTTTCCCCGAGCTTCTACCGCTTGACCCGAATGTAAACCGCCCTCTGTCGTCGTGGCTTTCGTTGTACCGCAGTTCATCATTCACCGCAATACCGCCCTCGCCCACCTTGACGGACGCATTGGTATTCGGCGTGTATATGGTCTTTGACTTCGGGTCGTAAAGCACATCATCAAGCCCCAGACGGATCCAGTTCAGACCCAGTGCGGGCATATCTTCCTTGTAGCGTATCTCGTCAGCCTGCATGAAGTTGCCCTCGATGGCCAGCTTGTAAGCCTGGAAGCGTTTGAGAATATCGCCCCTCTCCAGCGCCGAAGTATCGCACGCCCAGTAGAGCGACTTCTTTTCTTCCTCCAGCAGAAGCCCCTCGTTGAAAGCCTGCTCCATCTGCTCGATGATAGGTATAACTGCCGTCTTTACCGCTGAAACGATGTCATCATCGCTCGCCCCCTGCAAAGCCTTAGCCGAGAGCAGGAAGATCATCGTCAGAGCATCGTTGTTGGTCAGCTTGTTCTCATTCAGCTGAAGCTCGGTGGAAGTCGCGGAAGTTTCCTTGTAGTCAAGCCCCTCGTTGAGTATCATCATGTTGTTGGAACGGTTGCTGTAAAGTTCCCGCCATGCTGTCTTTACATCGTCCATAGCCTGCTTGGTCAGCCTGTGCGCCGCTTTCAGGAAGCCTTTCTTGTTGCCGCCCGTGTCCATGAGCATAGCTTCAAAGCGCATGGTGTTGTACATGAGCGCTATGAGATCGCCGTTGGTGTCGATGATGGACTTGCCCGTGAAGCCGTCCTCAGTGTTTCTGCAAAGCCTGAGAAAATCCCAGTAGAAATACTCCCTGTCTGCCACGAACACCTTAGCTGTCTTGTATATCGGGTCTGTGCCCACATTGACAGCATAGTCACGGGGACGCAGGTAGTGCAGGCTTCTCCACTCATTCAGCCCCTTGCGGACATATATATACCCCTGCCCCTGCCCGAAGTAGTCCGTGACCCATGCTTTCTTCATCTGGTAGGCATTAAGGCTGTCGCCCGTTGAGCCGTTGAGCAGTTCAACTCTGCGGTCATCTGTCACCTCTTCGGTCTTTGCGCCGACTTCCGCAGGCGCTTCACGATAGAGTTTTATGGGCACCCTCGCACATATGGAACTGATGAAATCTATGCTTGCCGAAACGGGCGGGAGCTGCATCGCCATCTCAAATGTGACCTTAGTGCTTGTACCGAAAGCCCGCGCAAGGTCTGCCGCAGGGTCATCTATGCGGAAGCCGTCGCCGCTCCGCTTTTCTCTTCGTCTGAATAGTGCCAAATATACACCTCCCAAATAAAAAAGCGCCCCTCTCGGAACGCTTGACAAATATTCTGTTGTGTGGTATAATGTGTGTAATAAAAGAGGGTGCTGCACGGCTAGTGCGGTTCTCCTCCAGAGTAAGTTATTTTTTTGATAACCGTCCTATGTCAGAGTGGGGCGGTTATTTCTTTTTGTTATTGTTTACAAGTCCTATTATGCCTATCAGCACATTTATCAGAGTAAGTACCTCAAGAATAGTCATTGAAACTCACCTCCGTTTCCGGAGGAAGATTTGAACCGCCTTTTGCCGCTGTGTACAGCACCCATGCTCATATTATAGCACAAGTGACGCATTTTGTCAAACCTGCACCCCGAAATCACTGGCGGGACACAGTATCTCGTTTTCGTTTACCAGATAAACAGCGTCAAGAGTCGCCATTACCAGGTCAACCTTGCCTGCGGAACGTTTCTTATTCACATAAGGGTTGAGGTTTGTGTCCTTTGTACATCTGGAATTGCGGATATTTATTTCAAGCAGCTGATTATCTTCATCATATGCCACCTGCTTGTTGAAGACGTACTCCTTGAACAGCTTTACAGTCGGCGAGAGTACCGAGCTGTGCTGTCTTATCTCCACACACTCGATAGGTTCTTCTGCCGCTTCCAACCGCTGTACTGTGGCAAGGGCGTTTCTGCGGTCGAAGCCCAGCTGAATCAGCTCCACGCCGTACTTTTCGGGCAGACCCTGTATGAAACGTTCGATCTCGCTGTAATCTACCACAAGGCTGTCGGGGTCTCCTGTGGCAAAGCACAGACCCTTCTGCCGGAGTTTCTTGTATCCGACGTGTTCCTTTGTGGACTTGATCTGTTCTTTCCCTGCGGGATAGAAAGCCCAGACCTTGAGGTACAAGGTATCCTCCCACAAGCAGACCATAGCAACACCTGTATTATCATCACTTTCGGCAAAGTCGGTGCCGATATATACCTGCTTGCCGCGCCAGAAGCTGTCAGGTATCTTTCTGCGGCATTTGCGGAACAGATCTATCTCGATATAGCCCTCGCTCCCCAAGCTCTGGTACTGTATGTTGCAGTGCTTTGTCAGGAAGTTCTCACGCTTGTCCTCGTAGAGAATGGCTTTTGCCCTGAGCTTCAGGATAGCTTCAAAGACCGTCTTGTTGTGGCAGGCTACGGGGTTCGACTGGAATATGACATTATTGTCAGTCTGCCAGTTTGCTATGCGTTCCTCATCGGGTTCATAGAGCAGTGCGAATACTGTCGGGTCCTTGATAAGTCCGTCCAGTATCTTCTTGGCGAAATCCACCTCATCGGTGAACACACTTTCCTCATTCGGGTACTTGGTCGAGATGATGATACCCAGCTTGTTCACAAGCGTGATCTGTGAAGATCTCATAGCTTCCACAGGGTAGGTATCCAGAGCTCCCGCTTCATCGGCAAGGAAAGCATTGGCAAGTTTGCCGTCCATCTTGTCATTGGAATATGCAAGCGGAGTGTACTCACTGCTGTTGATCTTGCAGGTCACCATTTCACGGGTTATCTTGAAATGCCTTGTCAGTGCAGGCGAACTTTTGATTATCTTACGAACTGCCAGTCTCAGTTCCGATGATAACTTATAGTCGGGGGCGACACTGAAAAATCTGGAGAAGTCAGGCTCGGTGAGCATCAGGAGAATGAAGATAACAGCCGAGTTGAACGTCTTGTAGTTCTTTCGGCATATCTCCAGTATCACCGTTTCGTAGAGCCGCCTGCCGTCTTTCTTCACAGTGCAGAAAATAGCGGCTATGAGGAACAAAGCATAAGGTTCAAGCCCCTCATACATGGTGCAGTTCAGGTCGGGGTGTACCATGATGCGAAGTATCTTTCGTATCTTGGCAAATTTAGCCTCGCTCACCCTTATATTGTGGTCTTTGCCGTCCGCATACTCCAGCCACTTAGATGCCTGGAGCTTTACATACTTAGGCACTCTCGGGCTGCCGCTATTAGCACACCAGTCTGCATACTTGTAGGCGATGGTAGTTTTTATGTTCATTCATCATCATCGCCTGAATATTCGTCTGTGATCTCTATGGTGAGATCAGCTTCAACGCTGTCGAAGCTGTCTGCCCGTTCTTCCGTATCTTCATCGGGGGAACTCCTCAGCGCTTCCAGCAGAGGGTCAGCCGCCTGTGCCTGCGCCGCCATGTTTGCCATCTTAGCACGGCTCTGGGGGGAAAGCCCCAACTCATTCAGACAGCGGAAATACTCCGAAGAATACTGCCGCCTTGCTGATATTATCTCCTTGTCTGTCAGGTAAACAGGAGATAATGCTGTCTTGGCGTTGATGTCGTTGAGGGCAGCTTTTGCCACCGCATAAGAAACAAGTATATCAGCGTCGAGTTTGCACAAGGTACCCGCAGGCTCCAGTTCTTTCACCACGCTGCGAAAAATTCTCTTCTGGGCATCGGTCAGATACTTTGGTGGTGTAGGTCTGCCGCCGCTGCCCCTCAGCTTACTTTCACCTGCAAGTCGGGCTTGCTTTTCCTGAGTTGTCATGTGCCAGCTTGATGTGGCGGCTGCTTTTGTAGGTCGTGCCATATCATCAGCTCCTTTGGCACTTCATATTTCATTTTCGGACTTTTTTGTGAAGAAGGG